TAAAGAATCAAAAACAAAAGACATTGAGGAAGAAGAACCTGATGTAATAGTGGAAGTACCAGAAACAATAGAAACTCCTGCAATAGTAGATAAAAAGAAGTTCACTATTTCAGCAATAGCTAAAGCACTGGACACAATGGAATCTAAGAATCTGGCAGAGAAGAAAAGAAGTATCTACAAAGCACTTCGTAATCTTTAATATATTTCAAGTATAGATATTCAGCATTAAAAACACCTTAGCTGAGGGTCTTGTAACAAATTATTCATTAATTATTCATATTTATTATGCTTGAATTACTTAAAATGCTGAAGGCTCTAAAGCTAAAAGGTTTCGCAACTGCATCTGAAAAGACACAAGTTGTAGACTGGGCTAAAGAGGTATCAGAAGAAGAAGCAGAAGTTGTAGCAGAAGATGTAGCTGTTGTGGCAGAACTTCCAGAGGAAGATCCAAAGGAAGAAGCTGATGCAGAGAAAGTTGTTAAAAAAGCTTTCGGAAAGGTAGAAGAGAAAATGTCTAAGAAATTAGATGACTCTGTATCTGAAATGAAGTCTGACATTGAATCATTCATTAAGACACAAAAAGAACTTGTGTCTAAAAATGCAGGTTCAGGAGAAGAAACTATTGTTGCAAAAAGGAAAGAAATCAACACTTACCTTAAAGGGTTTGCAATGGCTGTTATTACAGGTGACGATACAAAGGCAAAGGAAATGACAACTGATGCAACTGGATCACCATTTGCAGGATATGCAGTTGATTCAGAACTATCAGCAGAAATTCGTGCTCTAACAACAACTTACGGAGTTGCTAGAAGGGAAATGTTCTCAACACCACTATCAAAGAACTCATACGAAGCTAACTCTCTGGCAACAGATGTTACAGTTGGGTGGGTATCAGAGGCAGGTGTTATCGGTTCAACTCAAATCGTTCTTGGTCAAACAGAACTAAAGTTGAAGAAAATCGGTGCTATCGTAGCTCTTACAAGAGAGTTAATGGAAGACGAGGAAGTAGACCTATTTGGATTTATTGCTACTCGTGTTGCTGAAGGATTTGCACTTGCAGAAGATAGAGCTTTCTTTATCGGAGCAGGATCAGGAGATACTACTAATGGAGAGTTCACAGGTATTACAGCTAACGCTTCAGTACCAGTTGTAAACTTAACAGGAGCATTGTCAACACTTTCAGTAGAAAAGATTTATGAAGTTAAAGATACACTTCCACAAGGAGCTCAAGCTAACGCTAAGTTCTACGGACATAGAAGTATTAAGTCTAATGTTCGACTTCTAAAAGACGGAGACGGACGATTCATCTATCTTGACCCTATCAACAACGCAGGTCTACCTACACTTCTAGGAAAGCCATTTGTTGAAGTAGAGGCTATGGTTGACTCTGCAAATATTGCAGCTGAAGACGGAGTAGTTCTTCTATACGGAGATCTAAAGAAGTCATCAATCCTAGGATTCAAAAACGGAATTGTTGCAGATAGATTTAACTCAGGAGTAATTAAGAATGTAGCAGGTGATGCTGACATAAACTTGATTACTACTGACAGAGAAGCTATCAGATTTATCACAAGAGTAGGAGCGATTACAATCCTTCCAACAGCTTGTGTAGTACTTCAAACTGTAAGTTCATAGAACTTAGAGGCTAATAGGTCAGAGGATTAAGTTCCTCTTACTTATTTAGCAACTAATTAAAAAATTATGCTTAAATATATAAATAACAAAACAAAAGAAGTTTTATATTCAGTAGATAAACTGGAAGGTGATAAAGCTACAGAACATACTTATATTGGTATTACTAGAGATGTACCAAAGAAAAAAATGAATATCAAAAATAGTAAAAGTTTTACTAAAAAGATAATAAAGAAAACAGATGAGTAAATTATATTGTTCAAAAACAGATATTGAAAACTACTTAACTATTAGCATAGCAGTACAGTTTGAGGAACAAATCAATTCTTGGATTGAAGGTATTTCACAATATATTAAAGAAAAGACACAAAGAGAATGGAAAGCTGATACAACAACAAGTGAGAGGTTCTACAACGGGAATGGATATTCAGATTTAAGAATAGATGATTTTATTGGTACTCCTATTGTAAAGACAGGAGAAGACTACAATGAAAGCATGGTTGCTAGAACAGACTTTGTTGCACAGCCTTTTAACTCTACATCAAAGCATACAATTATGTTAAAGGATAACTCTTTTGAATGTGGTATACAAAATCTATCTGTAGAAGCTAAATGGGGTTATGCAGAAGAAGTGCCAGAAGATATAAAGCATGCAACAGTGGTACTAGTATCAGCAATTGTATTAGCACAAACAAATACAGAAGGAGAAGTAGAAAGTGAAAAGATTGGAAACTATCAAGTTAAGTACAGGAATGAGAAACATAAAGACGATGTTCAAAATGCAATGGACATAATTGAATCAAGAGTAGTTCTAGCGATATAAATATATGCCAATTAGTAATTTTTATAAAACAACATTCACAATCAATCGTAATTCGTGGACTAACGGTGCTACTTACTCTAATTCTACAGAAACAGAGATAGGAACATTTCTAGGACACCTTCAGCAAGCCTCAGCAGAGCTTGTAGCGAACATGAATCTAAACTTTACTAATACCTACACTATATGGTGTTCTAGTACCTCAAATGTCCTTGTAGGAGATAGATTAACATCAGGAGGAGAGGATTATTCAGTAAGAGCAATTCAAAATAATACTAGTGTAGGTGTAAATAAACATTTAGAATTAGTAGTTGAAAAACAAAAGAATGAAAGCTAAAAGCACAATAGAATACAAGGATTTAAAAAGGGCAATTAAGAACCACCCTTTACAATTAAGAATGAGTGTTAATAAGTTTCTAGTAAGAGCCTCGGCTTCATATCGTAGAGCTATTAATCAAACAACTTGGACAATGGGATCGTCAGGAGGAGGTGTGCCAAAGTTATCACAAAACCTAAGAATGGCACATGAATATACTATTAGACCTTTCTCTTTAGTAGTTTCAGTAAATGAAAATAGAGCAGATTATGCGAAATATGTTTATTTTGGTACACGAAACATGAAAGCTAGACCTTGGTTGCTTTCTGTTAAGAATAAACAAATGTCAGATATAAAAAACTATCAAAACAAATTATTAAAAGAAATTACAAATGCACTCGGTAAATAATGTTATAATATATATATGTTAAGAGAACTCATAGGATTACTGGAAACTAGCATTGCTACAATTCCAAACATACAGGCAGTCTACTCATATCCTATTCAAAAGGAAAATGATGTATATCCTGCTATTACATTCTTTCCAGAAACTGTAGACAATACTTTTGAAACTACAGACGAAAACTTCAAGATATATACTTTTAGAATGGGATTAGAGGTTAATATCGCAGGAACTACAGTAGAAAATGTATACAAAAATGTATTACCTCAATCATTTGACGATGTTGTGCAACACTTTGATACAAACTGGAATATGGCAACAAGTGGAGGACACAGGACTTGGGCGAGAGTATCAGCATCAACATTCGGTCTAGCACAAGAAACAAAAGGGAAGACAGCTTTTATTGATATGATACTTGAGATTAAAGCTCTCACAGACAACTAGGGTATAAAATGGTATAATTATATTATTAATCAGTTAATTATTTATTTATGAGCGAAATTATTGGAAAAGACTTAGAGATAGGTGTAAAAATAGAAGGAACAAGAGGCACAGCTGAAACTGTTGCTTCTAAATGGGTTAGAAATGTTACAACAGACATTTTTGCTAAAGTAGAAAAGGTTGTTGACGATAGCCAGAAAGGAGGGCTAGAAGATTCTTCAAATACTAGAACTACTAAGAAATGGTATGACGGTGATCTTGCAGGAATAGTCCATGCAGATGCTATTGGTTACTTCTTTGAGCAAGTATACGGACAATCAACACCTACAACTGTGGAAGCAGGAGAAGTTTTCTCTCATGCTTATTCTTTACTACAAAACATCGAACACCCTACACTATCTCTATTTGCAAAGGACGGTGCAAATAGCCAAGAGGTATTCAATGGAGGTGTAGTGTCAACAATAGAGATAAATGCTGTTACAGATGACTTTGTAAGATTTACAACAAATGTAATTGCTAGAGAAGCAACATCAAATTCTGACACTCCTGCATATGCAACAGACTATGACTTTATCGGAAAAGACATAACAGTTAAAATTGCAGATACAGAGGCAGGTCTATCAAGTGCAGATGCATTATGTATTAAAGACATGACTATAACTTGGGAAACTGGAGCAACAGCAGACTTTTGCTTTGGTTCATACTCACCAAATGATGTATATAATCAAAAGATGATGATAGAAGGTTCATTTAATAAGAACTACCAAGACGATACATTTAAAGACCTACTGACATCAGACAATGCTAAATACATGCAAATATCAATTGTAGGAGATACAATACTAGAAGGATCTAACGCTCCTGAGCTTGTAATACTTCTAAATAAAACACAAATTACAGAATGGAGCAGAAGTGGAGGTAATGATGAGCTAGTAACAGAAGATGTATCATTCAAAGCATTTTACAACAATGCAGATTCTCAACAGTCAGAACTTACCTTACAAAATACTACAGCTAGTTACTAAATATAAATAAAATTAATTAATATGTCACAAAGAGAAACTAAAGAAATCACAATCGGAAAACATAAGTTAGTTATCAAAACATATGCCACAGCTAGAGAAATAAATAAATTAAGACAAGCAGGAATGACTGACGGTAATGTTAATCCAGAACATGAGGAAATACTTATCGCAGAAATGGTTATATCAGTTGACGGATCAACAGAAAATGTAATTGATACTATTCTTGATACCTTTGAGTTTGAAGATGAGTATGTTCCACTAATGAGCGAAGTAGCTGACTGTATCTCTAAAAAAAAATAGAAAAATCAGTTAGTAGATACAGAAGGAAACAGGGTGATGAGTATATGACAATGATTCACATAATGGAAACATTTAGTTGGACATATGACGAGTATCTTGAAACACCACTATGGGTCATAGATTTAATTATTGAAAAAATGAAACTAGACCACAAGGAAGAGGTTAAAAGAAACAAAAAATAATGGCAACAAGTAAACTAAACATAAAAATAGATGTCTTAGATAAGTCTAGTGGGAAGTTAAAAGCCCTAGACGGAAAACTTGCTAATTTATCAAAGACAATGAAAAAGGTTAGTATCGCTTCTGGTCTAGCCTTTGGAGGTATGCTACTAGGGATAAAAAAAGTAGTGGGTGCATATCATCTACAAGAGAAAGCCGAAACAAGACTTGCTTCTATTGCAAAGACTGTTACAAAAGCCACTGAAGAACAGATACAAGCACTAAAAAACCAAGCATCAGCCTTACAAAAGGTGGGTGTTGTTGGTGATGATGTAGTAATGGCAGGTCAATCACAATTACTTTCATTTGCACTTACAACAGAGGAAACAATGAAGCTAACAAAGTCATTGGGAAATCTTCTTGTAGCTAACAAAGGAGTAAACGCAACACAAGAAGATGCTGTTACTTCTGCCAATGCACTTGGTAAAGCTGTATCTTCAGGACTTCTCGGTCCTCTACAACTCTCTGGTATCGTTCTTACAGACCAACAAAAGGCTCTATTTGAAGTAGCAAACCAAACGGATCGTGTAGCAATCTTGACTGATGTTCTTGCTGACAACTATGGAACATTAAATGAAGATATGAGAAATACTGCTCTTGGAGGTATGACTGCTCTTAAAATGTCTATGAGTGATCTACAAGAATCAATTGGAAAGATAATATCAGAAGCTCTTGCTCCTCTTATAGAAAAAATGATACCTGTTATTAATAGCATTATTGAATGGGTAGAAGCTAACCCACAACTAACAGGAACAATTATTGGTGTTACGGTAGCTCTTACTGCGTTAATAGCTGTAGTGTCAACTGTTTCAGTTCTACTATTAGCATTAAATCCTGTATCATTAATAATTATTGCTGTAATGGCAGGAATTGGTCTTGCAATAATAGGAATAACTGCAATTCTTAGTAAGTTTGGTCTTACATGGGGTGATGTATGGGACGGAATTAAGGCAGTAACAATAGTAGTAGTAAATAGTCTTATATCTATGCTAGAAAGTTATATTAATTTTTGGGTATCTTCAATTAATGTTTTAATCAGAACATATAACAGATTCGCAGAACTGATAAATAAAAACCCTATTGATCCTCTTAAAAATGTTAGCTTTGATCGTGTAGGATTAAGTTTACAAGAAAGTCTAATGAAACACTCAAGCAATATTACTGTTAATCCTCAAGCATTAAATAATCAAGCATTAACATCAGGGAAAGATTTACATGGGCGTTCTAATATATCAGTATATGTTCAGGACAATACTATTGTAGGAGGAGGCACAGAAGCAGGAGAAGAACTAGGGAATCAACTAATGAGTACACTACAACTTAACACTGCAATATAATGATTAATATTACGATAGGTGGAGTAGACAAAACAACTTCTGTCATTCAAAAACAGCTAAAGATTCGCAATAGAATTAATGACAGGGCTGATGAGTGTACTTTTATGATAAAAAAGAAGACAAGCACACCCTATAGACCTAATCTAAATGATGAGGTTGTTATTACTAATGGGGATATAATCTTTGGAGGTGTGATAGTAAGAGTAGATGAAGTAGCTATGAAAGGTGATTTAATTGTATACAATGTTCAATGTACAGACTACTCACATTTTCTTACAAGAAGATTAGTAGTTCAAAGATATGAAGATACTACAGCACAAGCTATTATAGCTAACTTAATATCGGTATATACATCAGACGGTTTTACAACTAATGGGGTATCTATTGATAAAAACATAACTTCATTTTCTTTTAATGGATTAACTGTATCAAAATGTTTAGAAAAACTAGCTAATAGTTTAAACGCTCTTTGGTATGTTGATTATAATAAAGATGTACACTTTTTTTATAGAAATACAGAAACAGCACCATTTGCACTAACAGACACATCAGAAAACTTTATATATGAATCACTTGTAATCACAGAAGATATTACAAAGCTAAGAAACAAAGTAACGGTAAGGGGAGGAACTAATCCCTCAACTAAT